CACATGGGCCTGGAAGCAACCAGATCCCGATCAGCCTGGGCAGTGGGTGGAGACGGAGTACAGCCCCGGCTACCCGCAAATAACTGCCGAGCGTTGTGTGGAAGCTGGGCTAGAGGTAACGCCCGAGGCCATCGAAGTTATGTACGCCGCGGCTGACGTAACGGACGAACCTTGGCAGACGGCGCTGGCCCGGATGGGCCTGCAACTCGTCAGGCCGCCTGTGCCCGAGCCTGCCCAGCAAAAACCCGAGGAGATCGCACTATGAACGAAGATCAGGCCAGGGAGCTCGCGGCCGCGGCCGCAGTTGCCAGGACCATGGCGGCGCGGCAGGAGGAAATCGACCTGTACGCCCGCGAGAACCGCAGGGCGCCTGCCAGCGCTTACAGCGGTCCCAACCCCGACCGGGCGATCGATGCCCGCGGCCGGGCGGTCGTCTCGGCGGCCGAGCTGGCCGACTTTCAGCGTCGGTTTGGTGCCGACAAGACGCTGCGCGACCTGCTCAACGCGGACCGCGGCCTGGTGCGCCGGCAAGGGCCCCAGAGGGCCGCAGGAGCGCCTGCAGCCGCGCCGGTGGGTGCAGGTGCTGCGCAGCCTGCTGCCGCGCCTGTGGCGGCTGCTGGGCAGATCCCTGGGCCCGCGGCTGGCATGACGGGCCCGGGCGGCGAGCCCGAGGGCATGACCGAGCTCGAGCGCAACCTGGGCAACACGCTGAACGCGCTGGCGCCGGTGGTGCCGGCGTCGCCCATGATGGCGCGCGCGCTGATCGCGGCGCTGCGGTCCGGGCGTGGCGCTGCGCAGGCAGCGCAGGCCGCTCCCCAAGCCGTGCCGCGCGTGCTGCGCCTGCACCCCGAGGCGCGTGCGCGCATGCTGCGCGAGCAGGACGCCAACCTCGACACGATGATCCCTTCCCGCTGACCCTTCCGAGCCAGGCGCATGGACACCCAGGCCTTGATTGACGCGCTGCGCACTCGCGCGCGCAGGTTCTTCTCGCTGGACACGCCCGAGGACGCCGACCTGGGCGACACGGCGATCGACATCGGCGCCGGCTTCGTGCCGGTGGTCGGCACGGCCCAGGCCGCGCGCGACTTCGAACGTGCCCGCCGCGAGGGCGACGCGCTGGGCATGGGCCTGTCCAGCCTGGCGGCGATCCCGGTGGTGGGCGGCGTGGCTGGTGCGGCCAACAAGGCGCGCAAGGGCGCCAAGGCCACCGAAGAGACGGTCAAGGCGCTGCGCGCGCCCAAGGTCAAGCAGACGGTCGACAACCCGCAGCGCGTGGCCTACCCGGGCATCTACAAGCGCCCCGACGAGATCGCGCGCGAGGCGGCCGAGATGGTGGCGCCAGAGAACCCGATCATGCGCCAGCTGTTCGGCGTCACGCGCGACGACCTGTACGAGATCAGCCGCAGCCGCCAGGGCAACATCGCCCCCCGGCTGCCCGGCGCGGCAGCCAACCCCAAGGGCAGCGCCGCGGCCGAAGCCGTGATGACCAGGCGCAACGAGAACCGCCTGCTCAACGCGCTGGGAGAGGCCGAGAAGCAGCCCGAGCTGTACAAGGGCATGGTGGGCTGGTACGTCATGGACCCGGCCTTTCAGCGGCTCAAGTCTCTGGTGGGCGAGGAAGAGGCGATCCGGCGCTACGAGCGCTTCAACACCTTCAGCGGCATGGCCTCGCCCGGCAGCGACGTGCTGACCGAGTTCAACCGCGGCACGGCCGCCAACTGGCTGGCCAACGAGGGCCGGTTCGACGACTTCGTGCGCTACGCGGGCGTGCCGCAGCAGGCCCGGTTCGGGTCTTCGCCGGCTGACATGCAGGCCATCATGGGGCACCCGTACCACCGCACGGCGCAGGCGATCCCGATGCAGAAGTACGTCAACACGGGCCAGGTCGACATGACGTCGCCCAAGGTGCCGATGTACATCCAGGCCAGCGGCGTGCCCGAGACGGGCTTCCAGACGGCCATGCCCGTGGGCGACGCGCACTGGTCGCGCGCGGTCGGGCTGGCTGACACGCGCACCAACCAGGCCTACGCGGCCAGCGTCAGCAACCCCGAGATGTCGCAGCTCGGGCCGTGGTGGCGCAACCGCATCGCCGGCAAGGTGGGCCTGGAGTCGGTGCCTGCCCAGGCGCTGGCGTGGGGCACGTTCGCGCGGCAAACCGGCGTGGATACGCCTGTCGGCGCGCCCAAGTTGGAGCTGTTGGCGCAACAGATCGAGAAAGCCGCAAGGCGCGAGGGCGTCTCGCCAGAGACGATGCGCGACCGCGTGCTGCTGGGCAAGGCGCACGCCGGCAAGATCGACCCCGCCCTGGCCGCGGCCCTGGCCGCTGCCGGCCTGGGCACTGCCGCCACCGTGGCGGCGCTGCGCAACCGCAAGCAGGACGAAGAGGAAGAGGCCGACCGATGACCCGCCGCCGCTACATCCAGGACCGCCACACCGGCGAGCTGATCGAAGTCAGCCAGGACTACCGGGCTCCGCTGCCCAACGACGCGGGCGTGCTGTGGGGCGACAGGCACTACGACGGCGCGCGCGCCACCGACGGCACCGACATCAGCACGCGCACCAAGCACCGCGAGTACATGGCGGCGCGCGGCCTGACCTTGGCCGATGACTACAAGGACACCTGGGCGCGAGCCCAGGCACAGCGGGAGGCCTACTTCCGCGCAGGCGGCTCGATCCGGCGCGAAGACGTCGCACGGGCCATTCACGACGTCAGCAGAAGGCGATGAATGAGCGACCCCACCACCAGCAGCATCCGCGAGGCCCTCGAGGCCGCGATCGACGAACCCACCCCCCAGACCAGCGCCGCCCCGGCGCCTGAGCCTGCCTCTGCCCCGGCCGGCGACGCGCCTGCTGCCGGCGGGCAGGATCTGGACGCGCTGGCCGAGGGCCAGGCCGGCGGCGGGCGCGAGCGCGACGAGTTCGGGCGCTTCAAGCCGCGCCAGGCCGATGCGGCCGCGCCGGCCGACGCCACCGCGCAGCAGCCGCCTGCGGCGCAGCCCGGGCAGCAGCAGCCTCTGCCCACCGAGCCGATCCAGCCCGGGCCCAAGGCCGGCCCGCGCCAAGGCGGCGAGCGCGCCCCGCAGGCCTGGCGGCCCGACGTGCGCGAGCACTGGGGCCAGCTGCCCGAGCCGGTGCGTGCCGAGATCCACCGCCGCGAGGTCGAGGTGCAGCGCACGCTGCAGGAGTCGGCCGAGGCGCGCAAGGGCTACGACGCGGTCATGCGCACGATCCAGCCCTACGAGGCCTTCATCCGGGCCGAGGGCAGCAACCCGATGCAGGCCATCGACAACATGATGTCGACCGCGGCCAAGCTGCGCACCGGCACCGCGCCCGAGCTGGCGCAGATGATGGCCGGCATCGTGCAGCAGTTCGGCACCGGGCGCTTCGGGCAGCAGTTCCTCGAGCTGCTGGACCAGTCCCTGGCCGGCCAGGCGCCCAAGGCTGACCCGCAGCAGGCGGCGCTGGAGCAGGCGCTGAACCAGCGTTTGGCGCCGCTGCAGGGCATGCTGCAGCAGTTCCAGGCCGCGCAGCAGGCGCAGCAGGAGCGCGTCGTCACGCAGGCCAACGACGAGGTGGGGCAGTTCCTGGACCAGGCCGAGTTCGGCGAGGACGTGCGCCAGGAGATGGCCGACATCATGGAAGTGGCGCACCGCCGCGGCCAGGCCCTGACGCTGCAGGACGCCTACCAGCGCGCCTGCCTGGTCAACGACCGCGTGCGCGCCGTGCTGCAGGCCCGCGCGCGCAACACCGGCTCGCAGCAGCAGGCCCAGGCCGCGCAGCGCGCGCGGGCCGCGGCCGTCAGCGTCACCGGCGCCGCGCCGGCCGGTGCGATGCGCCAAGACCCCACCGACGTGCGCAGCGCGATCGAAGCGGCGATTGCCCAGACCTCTCGCTGATGCGACAATCACACCGTGGTGCGGTTTCGACCGCGCCTGGTGTGCTCGAGCACCCCAGCCACCGCGAGCTCCGAGGAGACGCCGCCCGGCGTCCCACCTTCGCGACACAGACGGACTGACCCGGTTCGCGCGAGGCGCATCTGACTGGCTACACCCAACTCAGATGAGGAGTTCATCATGTCTTTCCCCAACGTCAGCGACATCATCGCGACGACGATCCAGAACCGTTCTCGGCAGATTGCCGACAACGTCACCAAGAACAACGCCCTGCTGTCGCGCCTGAACCAGCGCGGCAACATCAAGACCATCAGCGGCGGCAACGTCATCCTGGAGGAACTGAGCTTTGCCGAGAACGGCAACGCCGGCTTCTACTCGGGCTACGACCTGCTGCCGGTGGCCGCGCAGGACGTCATCAGCGCCGCCCAGTTCGACATCAAGCAGTTCGCCGTGCCGGTGGTGATGAGCGGCCTGGAGATGCTGCAGAACAACGGCAAGGAGGCCTTCATCGACCTGATGGAGGCGCGGCTGAACGTGGCCGAGGCCACCATGGTCAACAAGCTGGCGCAGTCGATCTACAGCGACGGCACCGGCTCGGGCGGCAAGGAAGTCACGGGCCTGGGCGCTGCGGTGCCCACCAACCCGGCCACCGGCACCTACGGCGGCATCGACCGTGCCACCTGGTCGTTCTGGCAGAGCAAGCTGCTGGACGTGTCCACCTTCACCGGCGGCGCGGCCTCGGCGGCCAACATCCAGAGCTGCATGAACAACCTCTGGTCGCAGACGGTGCGTGGCAACGACCGCCCCGACCTGATCGTGTTCGACAGCAATTACTGGTCGTTCTACATGGCCAGCCTGCAAGCTGTGCAGCGCTTCACCTCGCCCGAGGCGGCGAACCTGGGCTTCCCGTCCATCAAGTTCATGGACGCGGACGTGGTGCTCGACGGCGGCATCGGCGGGTTCTGCCCGCAGAACACCGGGTTCTTCCTCAACACCAAGTACCTGAAGTGGCGCCCGCACGCCAACCGCAACATGGTGCCGCTGTCGCCGAATCGCCGGTACGCCATCAACCAGGACGCCGAGGTGCAGATCCTCGCCTGGGCCGGCAACCTGACGAGCAACGGCGCGCAGTTCCAGGGCCGCATGGTGGCCTGAGTTTCGGTGGGCCTGTGGTGGGTCGCCCTTCCCCTCGGGTGGGGTGACCCTCCCGGGGGGCTTTTTTGCATCTGAACAGTTCAAGGAGTGTGAGTCATGGGACAAGCAGTGATCGGCATCGGCAAGGACGATGTCACGGCGGCCACCGCGGTGCCGCAATTCCGTCTGGGCACCGTCGGCGGGTATGACGACCCGACCAACGGCTACCAGGAGTTCGTCTACGGCCGCGCCAACGGCGCGATCACGGGCGCCGGCTACATCTGCGTCGAGGCCACCGGCTTCGATTTCGCGATGGCCTCGGTGACCACCACCGCCCCGGGCGCATCGGGCCACGGCTCGCGCGTGGGCGCCGCCCAAGCCGCGCTGGCCGACAACCAGTACGGCTGGTTCCAGATCTACGGCAAGGGCTCGTGCCGCACGCTGGCCAGCGCCGCCAAGGGCACGCGCCTGAACAGCACCGCCACCGACGGCGCGCTGGACGACGACGCCACGGGCGGCTCCGAGGCGATCGTTGGCCTGGTGCTCGGCACTGCCACCGGCGTGGCGGCGGCCACCAATGCGGACGCGATCTTCGCGTACCCGACCGTCGGCGCGACGCTGTAAGCGCCACCCTCAGAAGAAGGAGAACCAACCATGCAACCCACCACCCCCATCGACTTCTCTTCGCCCGTGATGGCGCAGCCCGACCCGGCGCGCTACGCCGAGGACGCACGCCTGCACGTCGAGTTCCACCGCGTGCCCATGCTGAACCAGCACAAGAGCCGCGAGGCCGGGCGCGCCGTCTACGACGAGATCGACCACGTCATCATCCGCGTGCCGGGTGACAAGTCGACCGTCATCGACGCGCCGGTGGACGCCATCTACGCGCAGCGCTTCGCCGACCGCTACGCCAAGTGGAAGGCCGGCCAGGCCGAGGCCGTGACGGGCACGCCCCTGTCGGCCATGCCGACGATGACGCCCGGCAAGGTGGCCGAGTACGCCTACTTCAACGTCAAGACGGTGGAGCAGCTGGCCGGCGCGGCCGACGGCCTGGGGCAGAAGTTCATGTCCTTCCAGGCCGACAAGGCGCGCGCCAAGGCCTGGCTGGAGGCGGCCGCGGGCAACGCGCCGGTGGAGCGCCTGAACACCGAGCTGGCCAAACGCGACGAGCAGATCGAGAACCTGACGACGATGCTCGAGGCGCTGCAGGCCCAGGTGGCCAAGGCCACCACGGGCAAGCGCGCGCTGACGGCCGAGCCGGCCGCGGCCTGACGCAGCAAGGAGCGCACGGGTGGCCTTCAGCGCAGTCAACGAGAGCACCCTGTCGGCGATCGTCGGCAATGTGTGCTCGATGGTGGCCTTCCCCGTGCCGTCTGACCCGGCCGGCAGCACCGACCCGGCCGTGCAGCAGATGGTGCAGGCCGTCAACATGGCCGGCGTCGAGCTGCTGTCCATGTACGACTGGCAGGAGCTGATCAAGACCTTCACGATCAGCATCTCGGCTGACACGCCCGGGCAGCGCGAGAAGGCCTTCACGCTGCCCGACGACTTCTACGACTGGATCGACCAGACCAACTGGAACGCGACCAACCAGCTGCCCAGCCTGGGCCCGGTGTCGCCCCAGATGTGGCAGCAGCTGCTGATCCGCACCACGCTGCCCACGCTGTCGTTCTACTGGCAGGTGCGCGGCAACCGTCTGTACGTGCTGGCGCCGCCCGTGTCGGCCCAGAACATGAAGTTCTTCTACCTCAGTCAGGCCTGGGTCCGCGACGCGGACAACGCCGACCTGGAGAAGAACCGGGTGCAGAAGAACGGCGACACCGTGCTGCTGGACCCGACCCTGACCACGCTGTACACCCGCGTGAAGTGGCTCGAGATGAAGGGCCTGGACAGCTCCGCAGCGATGCGCGACTTCCAGATGGCCTTCGACAACCGCCGCGGCATGGAGAAGGGCGCCACCGTGCTGAGCATGGCGCGCGACTTCCGGCTGCCCTACATCCAGCCGCTGATCAACACGCCTGACACCGGCTACGCCGGGGTGGTCGGGAGCTGACGTGCCGCTGGTGCCGCTCGCGCCCATCAGAACCCCTCGGCGCGCGGCGGCGGCTCGGGTGTCGGCCTCGGCCATGATCCCGGCGCCGGTGGGCGGCCTGAACTACCGCGACCCCATCAGCTCGATGGACCCGCGCGACGCGCTGGTGCTGCGCAACCTGATCCCGCGCCAGCAGGGCGTCGAGCTGCGCCGCGGCTGGCAGGAGTTCAGCGACGCGGTCACGGTGGCCGGGGTGGCGCAGTCGGCCGAGTCGGTGTTCGGCTACGTGGCGCCGGCCGCGGCCAACAACAAGGTCTTCATGGCCGCCAACGGCAACATCTACGACGTGACGCTCGGCGGCACGCCGGTGCTGTCGGCGTCCACCACCGGCAGCACGGCCAACATCTGGTGGACCACGCAGTACAGCACCGCGGCCGACACCTTCCTGCTGGCTGTCTCGCCGGGCGCGGGCTACTGGACCTACAGCACCGCCAGCGGCTGGGTCAACCGCACCTCGACGACCACGGGCCTGCCTTCCAACGTGCGCACGGTGGGCGTGTGGAAGCGCCGCGTCTGGTTCACCTGCGAGAACGACCCGCAGGTCTACTACATCCAGGCCGTGGACGCGATCACGGGCGCGGTGTCGGCCTTCCCGATGGGCAGCACGCTGCGCAACGGCGGCTACGTCTCGGCCCTGACAAACTGGACCAACGACGCCGGCATCAGCGTCGACGACTACCTGGTCGTGATCGGCACGCAGGGCGACGTCAGCGTGTGGGAGGGCACCGACCCCAGCAGCGTCGCCACCTTCGGCCTGAAGGGCATGTGGTACGTGGGCCCGGTGCCGCTGTTCGGCAGCTACTTCACGCAGCTGGGCGGCGACGTGATGATCGTCAGCGAGCTCGGCCTAGTGCCGATGTCGCGCGTGTTCACCGGGCAGTTCAGCGTGGACGCGCAGAACACCGGCCCGGCGGCCAAGATCCAGAGCGTGTTTGCGCCGCTGGTGCAGCGCCTGCGCGGCGAGAAGTTCTGGAACGTGGTGTCGGTGCCCAGCAGCGAGGTGCTGCTGATCAGCCTGCCGGTGGACAGCGGCATCTACCGGCAGTTCGCGATGAACGTCACCACCGGCGCGTGGTGCGACTTCGAGGGCATGCCCATCCGCAGCGCGGCCATGGTGGCCGGGCAGCTGTGGTTCGGCAAGCTCGACGGCAAGGTGGCGCGCGGCCTGTACGGCCAGGTCGACGGCGCCTCGTCTGCCGGCAGCGGCGGCAGCTACGTGGTGGGCGAGGCGCAGTGCGCCTTCAACGCCTTCGGCTCGCCGGCGGCGCTGAAGCAGTTCCAGATGGCGCGGCCCATCTTCTATGGCCCGGCGGCGCCCTCGGTGCAGGTGTCGATCAACACCCAGTACACCTTCAACGCGGTGGCCAACACGCCCATCTTCACCGGCGCGGGCGCCTCGCTGTGGGGCACCGGGGTGTGGGGCACGGCCACCTGGACGGCCGCCAACAACTACGAGGCCTGGGCCGGCCTGAGCGGTCTGGGCTACTACGGCTCGCTGCGGCTGGCCATGCAGGGCCTGCCGGGCACCTCGTTCCTGTCGGCCAACGTGATGTTCCAACCTGGCGGGGTGATGTGAGATGGCGCTGACCGAAGACCAACTGCAGCAGGCCTCGCGCCTGCACAACGGCGTGGCCTGGGTGTACCCGTCCACCGACGACATGGCCTTCTGGGAGCAGTACTTCAACGGCACGCCCACGCGCACCGAGGCCGAGGCTGCCTCGGGCATCACCGTGGGCGGCGGCGCAGGCCCGGAGTACTACGCGCCGCGCGCGCAGGCGCCTGCCCCGGCGCCGCAGCCCCAGGTGCTGCCCGGCATCGGCGGCGGCTTCCCGCTGGGCAGCGGCCGTCTGCCGGCCAACTGGAGCGTGCCGTCGGTGCCCACGGGCATGCCGGCCGTGCAGCAGGTGGGCGGCACGGGCCAGTGGATGGCCGGCGCCTCGGGCGACGGGCTGTACAACAGCGCGCTGATCAAGGCCCTGCGCCAGTCCTCGGCGCAGCAGTTCGCCAACCAGGCCGGCGGCCCCCCGCAGGGCGTCACGATGATGCCCAACGCCGCGCAGGCGCCGGGCGCGCCCATCGGCATGATGCCCGGGCCCACCGGCCTGGCCAACAACCCGCCGGTGCTGCAGATGCCCACGCTCAGCGACGAGGAGCTGCAGGCCCTGCTGACGCGCAACCAGCAGAAGAAGGACGACGCCTACGCCGCGCTGACGCCCGCGCAGCCGGTGTACAGCGACGGCGGCCTGACGGGGGGCGGCAACTGATGCGCCTGGTCACCGACCAGGCCGGGCAGCCGCCTGTCGTGTGGCAGTGGCTGCACGCGCGCACGCGCCTGCCGTGGAGCAGCGACCTGCGCTGCATCGGCACGATGCGCGACGACGGCAGCATCGCCGCGGCCGTGGGCTGCAACGGCTGGCAGACCGACAGCTGCTTCATGCACGTCGCGTTTGAGTCGCCGCACGCGCTGACGCGGCAGCTGCTGCGCGCCGCCTTTAAGTACCCCTTCCTGCGCGCCGGCAAGAGCGCCGTCTACGCGCTGATCGACCAGGGCAACGACGAGTGCCTGCGCCTGGTGCGCAAGCTGGGCTACCGCGAGATGGCGCGCACCGTCGATTGCGTGATGTTCGAGATGAGGCACGACGAGTGCCGCTGGATCAAGGAGGCCCGCCATGGGCAAGGGATCAGCACCGCCGCCGCCTGACTACGTCGGCGCCGCCAAGCTGCAGGGGGAGATCTCGAAAGAGAACCTCCAGATGCAGAACTACGCCAACCGGCCGACGCAGCAGACGCCGTTCGGCACCACGTCCTGGAACAACCAGGCCGTGCGCGACCCTGTCACCGGCGAGGCCTACACCCAGTGGACGCAGAACACCACGCTGGCGCCCGGGCTGCAGCAGGCGGTGGACGCGCAGATCGGCACGCAGCTTGGCCGCAGCCAGCTGGCCGGCGGCTTCATGGGGCGCGTGGCCGACGAGTACGGCCGCCCGTTCGACTACGGCAGCTTGCCGCAGATGGCCCAGGCCAACGCGCCGGGCAACATGAGCACGGGCCTGACCGACTACACGCCGGGGCTGGCCACGGGCTTCAACTTCGGCGCGCTGCCGCAGGTGGACTCGGGCTACCGCGACCAGGTGGCCACGCAGCTGATGCAGCGCATGCAGCCGGTGCATGACTACCAAGCGCGCCAGCTCGAGACGAACCTGGCCAACCGCGGCTTCGACCCGGGCAGCGAAGCCTACAAGCGGGCCCTGGACGAGCTGCAGCAGCGCCAGGCCGGCGAGCGCTTCCAGGCGCTGGACCAGAGCGGCAACGAGATGCAGCGCCTGTTCGGCATGCAGATGTCCACCGCGCAGACCGGCTTCAACCAGAACCTGGGCGCGGCGCAGTTCAACAACCAGGCCCTGGGCCAGGCCGCCGCGTTGGACCAGGCGCGCATGGGCGCGCAGAACCAGGCCGTGACCAATCAGTTCGACGTCAACCAGCGCTTCGCCGACGCGCAGAACCGGCTGCGCCAGCAGGCCATCGCCGAGCAGATGCAGCGCCGCGGCATGAGCCTGAACGAGATGAACGCGCTGCTGTCGGGCCAGCAGGTGCAGATGCCCAACATGCCGTCGTTCCAGGCCTCGGGCCGGGCCGAGACGCCCAACATCCTGGGCGCCACGCAGATGGGCTACGACGCGCAGCTGGGCGCCTACAACGCCGAGCAGGCCGCCTTTGGCAGCGCGCTCAGCGGGCTGGGGCAGCTGGGGGCGGCAGCCTTCCAGTTCAGCGACGCGCGCCTGAAGAGCGACATCGTGCGCGTGGGCACTCATCCCATCGGGGTGGGCATCTACACGTACACAATGATGGGAATGCCGCAACGCGGTGTGATTGCCCAAGAGGTGCAGGCGGTGCGTCCTGACCTGGTCAAGCGCCACGCCAGCGGCTACCTGCAGGTGAACTACGGAGGCCTGTGATGAACGACGAGATGATGTTCGAGTACCTGCTGCAGATGGGCGCGATGCGCCCAGAGCAGGAGGAGCTGCGGCGCCGGCAGGCGCAGATCGACGCGCTGCGCCAGAGCTCGCTGGACCCGCTGCAGGGCCAGATGGTCGGCAAGCACTACGTGGCGCCGAGCATTCTGGGCGCTGCGGGCAAGGTCGCACAGGGCTACATGGCCGGCAAGCAGCAGGGCGGCATGGATGCGTCGATGCGCGACATGAACGAGCGCCAGCGCCGCGCGCTCGAGGAGATGCGCCGCCGGCGCATGGGCGGCGGCATGGGGCCCGGCATGAGCCCGGCGGCCGACCCCTACGGCAACGTGCCCACCTACGGCTCCGAGGCCTGACATGGACGAGCTGACCGGCCTGGACGACATCGACGCCGGCATCGAGGCTGTCGACTACGGCCTGCTGCCCGACCAGCAGCGCCGGCGCATGCTGCCGCGCGCGCTGCGCTCGGTGGGCGGCACGCTGACGCAGGCCGCGCAGACGCCGCCCAGCGCACTGCCCGCAGCCGTCGAGGCCTACCGGCGCCGCGCCGCGGGCCTGTACCAGCAGGGCACCGAGCTGATGGACCAGGACGTCGACACCTCGGCGCTGCAGGCCTTCGCGCGGCAGCAGGGCCGCCAGGGCGACACCGCCATGCTCAACGCCCTGGCGGCGCAGTACGCCGGCGAGAGCTTCCAGCCGGTGCAGGCGCAGTTCCTGAAGCGCGCCACCGCGGCGCGCGAGCCCATCAAGCTGGCGCAGGGCATGCTGACGCCCGACGGCCAGTTCATCCGCGACCCGTTCGCCTCGCAGGAGAAGCGCGTCGACATGCTGCTGCAGCAGGCCAAGTCCTACGAGCAGATGGCGCTGACCGCGCAGACAACGCAGGAGCGCAACGAAGCGCTGCAGGCACAGAACGAGATCGCCAACATGATGCGGGCCATGGGCCTGCAGATCCAGCAGCAGAACGCCAACACGCAGGCCACGCTGGCGGCCGGCCCCGGCGGCGTGGGCGGCACGTTCCAGCCCAGCGGCAAGACACCCGACGGCCGCTCGATCGTGGTCAACACGCGCAACGGCATCAACTACCTGGTGGACGTCGGCCCCAACGGCCAGCCGAGCTACATGCCCTACACCGGCCCGAGCGTGCCCAACGCCGCGTGGGAGAAGAACATCACCGACGCGACCGAGCTCTCGGGCGCTGCGGCCGGTGCGGAACGGCTCATCAAGCTGGTCGAGTCCAACCCGGGCGCCTTCGGCCTGCGCGGCGCTCTCGTCGGCACGATGCCGGGCGGCCTGCAGAGCTACGTGGCGCAGGCCGTGGGCCTGACCAACGATCAGATGCGCACGCGCGCCGAGGTGATGCGCGAGGCCGCGATGGAGGTCAACCGGCTCTACGGCGCCGCGCTGAGCATGGGCGAGCAGGCCCGCGCCTCGTCGTTCCTGCCCGATGCGAAGGACGACTTCGCCGCGGTCATCAACAAGCTGCAGGCCGCGCGTGCCTGGGCGCAAAGCAAGCTTGGACAGATGCCGCCCGGCGTGCAGCGGTCGACGCAGCAGCGCTCGGGTGGCGGCGCTGCGCCAGGTGGCGCTGTTGGTGGGGGCGGCGGCATCACCGTGCCCAACGCAGAAGACCCGCTCGGGTTGCGGAGGCCTCGCTGATGGACCAGCAGATCAAGATGTCCGACGTCCGGGCCAAGTTCCCGATGTACGCGGACGTGCCCGACGACGAGCTGCTGATGGCGCTGCGGCGCAAGTTCTACAGCGACATGGCGCCGGGGGAGTTCTACAACCGCATCGACTACGACACCGAGCGCGAGCGGCTGCAGAAGCAGCAGCTGGCCGACATGAGCCCGTTCCAGCGCGGCGCAGCCAACGTCGGCGCCGGCATGATGGACTTGGTCACCGGCGCCAAGCAGCTGTTCACCGACCTGACCGGCACGCCCGAGCAGCAGGCCGCCGCGCGCCAAGGCGTGGCCGAGAAGCGCGCGCTCGATCAGCGCTTGGCTGCCGCGGCGCCGGGTGGCGAGCTGGTGGGCCAGGGCCTGCAGATCGCCGGCCGCGTGGCGCCGACGCTGGCCATCCCGGTGGGCGCTGCGCTGCGCGCCACCACCGCGCTGCCCCGCGCGCTGGGGGTGATGCAGACCGCGCCCGGGGTGGCCCGCCTGGGCACCGCCGCGCTGGTGGGCGATGCCGCGCTGACCGGCGCAGCCCTCGGGGCGCTGGACCCTGTGGGGCCCGACCAGAGCCGGGGCGTGAACATGGCGGCCGGCGCCGCGCTGAGCGCAGCCGCGCCGGTGGTGCTGGGCGTGGGCAACCAAGCCCGGCGCATGGTCACCCAAGCCGGCGGCCAGAGCCGCGCCGCCGATCAGGTGGCGGCCGAGCTGGGGCAGGGCGGCCAAGCCGGCCCGCAGGTGCTGCGCCAGACCATCGACCGCATCAGGCAGGCCCAGCAAGGCCGCCAGACGGGCCCAGGCGGCTCGATCCCGCTGTCGACGGCCGCAACCCTGGGCGACCCCCAGCTCGCACGCCTGGAGGCTGGCAGCCGCGCCCGCAGCGGCGCCGACTGGTACGACTTCGACCAGGCGCAGGCGCGCGCGGTGTACGACGAGCTTACGCGCGCCACGCGCGGCGCTGACGACATCGGCGCGCGCCGGGATCTGCGGTCGTCCAACCGGCAGGTGCTGGTGAACCAGGCCATGGCCACGGTCAACGAGCCGGCCTTCGCGCGCGACCTGGCGGCCTTCCGGTCCAACCTCGACCT